TCTGGGCATACTGCGCCAGATTCTCCTGCGCGGGACGTGCTTCCCGCTGCTGATCCGCGCGGCGCTTGGCCATGTCATAGCGATCTTTTTCGCCGGTGGCTCGGGCCAGCGCTTCTTGGGCCTCGATCATTGCATCGGTGTCGCCGGCCTCATAAGCGTCCTTGTACGCCTTGCGGGCAGTGCCAATCTGGGCCTCGATTCGCGCGCCGTATTCCGTCAGGTAGCCGGAATCGAGTTTCTCCATCCGCTCCCGGAGTTTTTTATTCTCCTCCAGCACCTGCTGCGCGAATGTAGTGGCTTCTTGGCCCTGCCGCTCCGCCTCTCGATACTTCTCCGTCAGCTTTTTGATGCGCTTCTGCACATTTCTGCTGTAGTCATCGAGATCGTCTTCCCCGCTTTCAACCCGGTCAGCGGCCTCGGCCACCTGTTGTTCCGATAGGTCATCAGCAGGCGCATCCGTCTGATCGTCAAGAACAATCTCCTGACCCAGATCGTCGTCTTTGTCTTCAGCCATATCGGCCTCCTTAAACTGACTTGATGTCCTGTGGATCAAGAATCGTGGCGATCACTTCGTCATCATTGATGATGCGAACCTCTCCACCGTCGATCTTGAACCGTGAACCTGCATAACGACCAATGCAGACCCACTGGCCTTGCTCGCACCATGGAATACTGTCGGGTCCGAATTTATCCGGATCCCTGTACGCCAATGGTCCAAGCTTCAGCACATAGGCAACAACCGTTGCCAACGCCTCACGATCCCGAATCTCGTCCGGAATGTGAAGGCCCCCGGTCGTCTTTGCGACGCCTTGGAACGGCATGACCAAAATCCTCCAGCCGGTAGGCTGGGGGAGACGGTCAACCAGATCTTTTTCGAGAAGTCCGGGATCAAGGACCCGGTCAGAGGTAGCGATGTAGGCGCTGTCGAGCGATGGTCCTGTGTCTTTCTTGACCACACTTTCTGCGAGTTTACCCAGATTCGTCAAATCCGTCGTCATAGTCGCTATGTTTCTCCAGCAGGGTCCTGATTTCATCTGACGCAAAGGAAAGACCCTGTATTTCCCCTACGATCTTCTTGTACTGCTCCCAGTCCTTCGGGACATCAGCCACAAGCGCTTGAGCGAGCTCGTCCTCTCGCTCCTGCAGTTTCTTGTACAGATGTTTTGCAAAATCCACAACATCCATCAAAGGTTGTCCCGATACGTCTGTTGGCTCTCGGACGTCATCGGGCCGCCCTCGACCCAGTCGTCGCAAGTGTAACCGGATTCGCAGACAAACTTGTGGATCTGGCAGTAGCCGAGATCGCCGGACTCGTCGCCAATGCACTCCAGCATATCTTCGGTCTGGTTGTAGGCTTTGCAGTTGCCGCAGATCTCGGATACCCGAAAGGCGCCGCCGTCAGCGGGATCACGGTAGCCAGCTCGCTCAACGGCCGCCTCCTTGTTCTCCTCGTTGAGTTCCGCATCCTGTGTCGGCAGCGGGCAGCTGTTGCCGTCGTCGTCGTCGTCATACTGATCTACCGGAATCATATCCGGCAGAATGCTGATCTGGATTGTGGGCATGGGTCCGCTCCGTCAGTAGGTTTTGCCGCCGTTGCGCCCGGACATCTGGCACATCTTCATGCCACGAGCCTTGGCAACGCCGCCGTCGCGGAACTCTTGCCGGGTCTCGTCCTCGTAACGCTCGGCCTCGGGCGTAAGATCGACGATTTCAGGACGTGCCTGTGGGCGGACGGTGCCCGGTCGAGATTTGGGTTTCACCTTGCCCATCGGCTTGGACATCTCGTCCGCCCGTGCCTCTTTGGCGCGACGCGCGGCAGATCGGTTGTAGTCTTCCATGGTCATGGTCTCCTTCAATAAATGCCGCTGAATCTTTGCGGACGGGCGATGGGACTGAAAGCTTTGACGGTGCCGCCGTCAGCCTTTCGATTGCTTTTGCCAGCCTTACTCAAGGCGATGGCGATAGCTTGTTTTTGAGGCCTGCCGGCTTCCATTTCAGTTCGGATGTTCTCCGATATGACTTTCTGAGACGAACCCTTGCGAAGCGTCATCATTGGCCTCCACGATTGCGCATAGCGATCTGCGCCTGTGTCTCGATGCGTTCGCGGTTCACGGCGTTGCGATCGTCCGCGATCTCTTCCTGCAGCTCGATCCTTGCGGCTTCTGCCGCGGCTTTTTGTTCCAGCTTGGCGCGCTCCAGTTCCAGCTTCTGCTGGTCTGTTTGCGCATCCATCATGGTTTCCTGCTGTTTGGTCAGGAGTTCTTGCTGCCGGATCTGGACCAGAGGATCGGCCATGGGATCCGGCTGCGGCGGCTGCATCTGCGGCAGGTACTGGGCAAGGAGCTCCTGCTGGAGCAGGGCCACATAACTGTTGTACTCGTTCGGGTCTTGGGCCGCGGCGCGGGCCTGACCAAGCTGTTGCGCAGCCATGGCGGGATCAACAGCGCCAACGGCAGCCAGTGTTTCGACCTGCTGCATGCTCTGCTGAATCTGCTCTTGGGCTTTTTCGTGGGCAAGCATGCCAATATGCTCTTGAACGTGGGCGTAGATTACCGCTTGTGCCTGCGGGTTTTGCTGCACGATCATCGTCTGGAGCAGCGCAATGTGGGACAGAATGTGGGCTTCGTGGTTCTGCGGCGGGAAGGCTTGCGGACCTTGGCCCATGAGAATACGACTATTCTCCATGGCTGGATCAACCGGCTGCGGTTGCGGCGGCGTCGGCAGGATCTCCTCTATGTTCTGGACCTCAAGCGCCTGATACATCCGCTTATACGCCGCGTGCAGATTGTGCATTTGCGGATTGGTCTGGGCCAGCTTGAGTTGTTCCTGCGCCAGTGCGACGCGTTGTGCCATGGAGAAGATGTTGGGGTCGCTGACCGGAATCACGTCAATACGGCCGTCAAAATCAGAGGCCTTGATGCCAGCCTGACCACCCTCGACCAGATACGGATATTGCGGCAGGGTGTCCTCCGCCACAACGCGGGCAAGGATGCGAAACTCCTGCTTCTGGGCGTAGTGCAGGCGCTTGTGGATTGCCGACATCACCTTCATGCCACGCTCAAGCATGGCCATCGTGGTGCCAACCGGAACCTCTTGGTTCATGTTGCTGACCTGCTGGTCGGCGATCGAAACAAAGCGGCGACCGGCGTCGATCAGCGCGCCAAGCAGGTTGGCCAAGGTGGCCGACGGCTCCTTGTAGGGCAGCGGCATGATCGAGTCCCGCAACACACCGCCCGGCGCATCCATGTCCCGCCACTCGCCCGGCTGGATCGGTTCGTCACTGTTCCGGACCCGCACACCGCGGGCCTTGAAGCCGCCCGGAAGATTCGACAGCGTCCCGGCGTCGATCAACTGGCGCAGAATGCTGGTGGATGCCTTGCCGATCCCGCCAATCATGTGCAGCAGGCCAAAGCCGTAGAAACCGAGACCCGGCAGGAACTTGTAGTGTACAAAATACGGTACGGGTCGACGCATCGGATCGTCTTCCCTGTAGTTCCGACGGATTGAAAGAACGGTGCTGCTGTCCTTGTCGATCGTCACGATATACGGCAGCTTGATACCGCTGGGGTTTCCCTCTTGATCGACATCCTCAAAGCCATCGAGATCCAGCTCGGCGTGGATTTCAAGCAGTGTGCGAGTGTCGTCGGTGTAGCCCGTGGGCGACGTACCTTGGAGCTCATCAACCTTGCCAGTCACCTCGTCGCTGTCGTCCGGAGTTCCGGACGGAAGATCGACATCTCGGTAAAAACCGATCGCCTGATGCTTTCGGATCTCATTGTCCGTCATCTTCAGGACGTGCGTGATACGCGGAGCGGTCCGAAGATCCGTCGCAGAATAGGGCACGACGACATCCTGCGCCTGCACGAAATTCGACACCGGCCGCTGTAGCAGCGGGTCGTAATAGGTTTTCTTGAACGTCGATCCGGACAGAGGGAGATAGAACAGCATCTGATCCATCTCTGGGTCGTATTCTTCCATCTCTTCGGTAATGAGATAGTTCAGGTAATGCTTGACGCGCTCGGCTTGGTCTTCCGTCTCCTGTGTTTGCGCGCCAATGATCCGTGTCTTGACAGGGCCTCCGGCAGGCAGCAGTTCTTTATAAGCCTGCGCCTGAAACTGCGTGACGGACTCTGATATCAGCGGATGGGTAACGGCAGACGCGCCCTCGAACGGTTCGTCTCGGTCCTCGATCTTGACGCCAAGCAGGTCCAGCCCTTTGACATAGGTGTCTTCCCACTCGGATCGTGATTCACAGTCGTCTTCGTAATTGCTTACCAGCTCGCTGGCCAGCGAACCAAGGTCCCCGTCGTCGAGGAACTCGGCAAGGTTTGCGTCGAACGGAATGAGTTCCTCACCCATACCGCCCATCTCAGCCGCCTCGATCAACGAGCGAATGATCGCGGACCCGTCTTCGCCTTCGATGATCTCGGCCCCGCCGGAAAAATCCATGGGCATATCGACGGGAATCTCCTCCAGTTGGAGGGCCGGATCGATCTCATCCAGTCCAACCGCTTGGTCAACCATCGGACCCATCGAGCGAGGGGGCAGTCCCATCAATAATACTCCCGTTTACGAGGAATAAATTCTTCCTCGTCTTCGTCATCATCTTGGATGCTGATCAACCCGCCTTGGCGAAACCGCATCAAGGCGAGCGTCATGCTATCCACGTAGTCGTCATGTTCCCCATTTGGGAACGAGGCGACCTCTTCGATTACCTCGTCGGCAAACTTCTTGTCTTGCGGGGCCCATACTACACCAGATTCAAATAAAGGTGAAACCAAATGCATTCTGGTTGTTTTGTCCATGCCACCGCCAGCCCGGCGGCCGGGCGAAAAGCCCAGCGCAGGGATGCCGCGCTTGCGCATTTCGTCAATCAACGGCCCGCCGGACGCTTTCTTCTCGACGATCACCATGTCCGGCTCCCAATACTGGTGTTCCTCGAAGGCTACTTCCTTGAGTTCCGGAAAACTCCACCGGCCACGCTGCGCATCCAGCAAAATTATGGCCTCGCGCCCAGATTCCTCGTCGTCGAAGATGCCCCATGTGGTAATCGCGGAGTAGTCAGCCGTTTCCTTCTTGGAAAACGCCGTGTCGTACGCCTGAACAATGTATTTAACCGCGGGAATCTTTTCTTTTTCCCACATCTTCCACCATTCGCGCTTCACGATCGCCGATTCCGCGTTCGTCGGCTGCTGCTGCCACTGCGCAGCCCATTTGCCCACGGGCAGAGAGGCCTTGATCGACAGCAGGGCGTCCTTCGACCAGAACTCCGGCCACAACGGCTCGTCGGAGGGCAAAATGGCAGGGAAATTCACGACCTCCCACTGGTCGGACATGACATCCGCTTCCTGCTGCGCAAGCAAACGCCCTGTCAGATCCTTCTTCCCCCATCGAGTCATGACCAGAATGATGGCCCCGCCCGGTTGTAGACGCTGTCGGGGGCCAGAGGTGTACCATTCGTAGGCGTGGTCGAACGCGGTCTCGGACAGGGCGTCTTGTTCTGAGTGCGGGTCGTCGATAATGAACAAATCCGCGCCTCGACCGGTCACGGCCGCACCCACACCGGCAGCGAAGTACTCCGCGCCCTGCGTTGTGCCCCATTTACCGGCGCCCTTGTTGTCCTCTTTCAGAATGGTGTTCGGAAAAATCTCTTTGTAGTGCGGATCGTCGATCAAATCCCGCACCTTGCGGCCAAACCGGACGGCCAGTTCGGTGTTGTGCGTGGCCTGAATGATCTTGAGCTTCGGATTTCGGCCCAAGAACCACGCTGGCATGAGATAGGATGCAAATTCTGACTTCGAATGACGCGGCGGCATGTTGATGATCAGGCGTTTCAGCTCGCCCCGGGCCACCCGCTCCAGCTTTTCGGCGATAATCCGGTGGTGGTGCCCCTCGATGAAGTTGTCGTAGACATGATGGACAAAAGGCATGAACTGATCATGCGCTTTTTCCCGCAGCTCCAGCTTTGCCTTGGCCTCGGTGAGCTCAAGAATCTCTTTGAGCGTCTCCTCTGGCAGGTGTTTCAGGGCCGCGAGATCCATCAGAT